AGTCGAAAGCACCCGTATTTCTCTAGCGCCACAAACGGGCTAATCGGTTCCAGCTTCAGATGTTGGTGGATTAAGTCTTTCTGGCTAGGTTTCATGTTTAATCTCCTATGTGGAAGTTAGAAAGTTTGGAGCGGCCCCTAGGGGTTGCACCTAGCTCACATCCGTTGGAACGGGGGCGTCTTCTGGACGGGCCGCATGGTCTGGTTTGGGCGTTGTTCCGACCAACCAGCGAAACCTACTGTCATTATCTATTTTCTTTATGCGCCGGATAACGGCGTTTTTTCTCTGCCTTAACGGCTTGATATAAATATGCTTATTTGTATTGGCGACCGGCTCCCAGTTTGGCTTCTTCTGCATCACAATATGCGGTGCGTTACTGCCTAGTTCACGGCCTACCTGTCTCCTGTGTTTGACCGTCCCATCCGGCAATCGGTAGGAATCTGGATAATCGGTGGCTTGCCTATGCCCGATATAAGTAAAACCAAGTGCCTGGTATATGCCGCCATGATGTCCTTGGCCTTCATCTGCATACGAAATCACGAAAGGCGTGTTTGTGTTAGCCTTCAACCATCGCAAACACCACGCTACAAATTCGGATAATGGGCGATCAAACTGTGGCAATCTAACAAGGCGTTGCAGCTCTAACGACTCTTGGCACCAGCTTCGATTGACAGGATTGCCAAACAGGCAAGCCGCCATAATGGCCCCCGTGTCGCCAAATAGCCCCCCCGATTCGCGCCATGCAAAGGTGTGTCTAGTGGCGCTAGGCATCCGACGAGAATAATGATGATCGCGCACTAGCGGCCAAACCTCGTCGAGTGTTGCGCCCGTCATGTGCATTTTCCGTTCCAATCATTGTGTGATCCAGCGTTGACCTTTTCAATCCGCACCAGCACCGAGCTTTCCTCCGACCAGTGCTTGGTGGCCGTCACTGCCGAGACCTGCTTGTCGTCATCCCAGATGCCGTAGGTCTGGTTCAGCCCATCCAACACCGACTTCACCAGATTGTCCAAATCCGGCAGCTGAATGTGGGGCTCGTAGAGCATGGCTTCCTTGCGTTTGCGCGACCAGCTTTTAGGCATCCCAAAATGGCAGTGAATGGTCACCATCACCGGCCCATCGAACAGCTGACCACCGGCCAGCTTCGATTTGGCTGCCTGGGCTGCCATTGCAATCGAATGCTCATAGCTGACGGTTTTCTTGGGCGTAAAGACGTGCCCCCGCTTCGTCATCCGGGGGCGGCCCTTTGGAACAGGCACCCCCGGCAAGACGAAAGTGAGAATCTTAGCCACGGTTCTTCCCGTGTACGATTTCATCGTGCAACCCAAGCCACGTTCTGAAATCCTGTTCTGACCCACCCGATTCTATGACCGACTTCATCACGGCCAGAACGGTGATGGATCGGTCCTTGGTGTTACCAGAGCCCGCCATAATGCCCTGAGCCGTGTTTTGCTGTTTCTGGAGGGCTGGTTCCTGGAAGGTCTGTTTTGCCCTCTGAGGGGCCTCTACGGGGCTCTGAGAGCCGTTTGACCCTCCGCCAAGGCTCTTGATGCTGCCGTGCTTCGAAACCAGCATGTCTTGTTGGCCCTGGTAGGGCTTGCCCATGTACCACTCGAATTCGAAGGTCTGTCCGGCTGAGAAGTTCGCCAGCACATCGCCAAACGCCTTTAGCGTGCGCGGTTCGCCGTTTTCAAAGCCGCTGATGGTGCCGGGGGCGTTGCCCTGGCCCGGTTGTACGTCGGTTACCTCTAAAATCATTGAATTTGCCATTCTAATCTCCTGTTTGCCTCGGAAAAGGGGGTGGTGCGAGGGGCGAGGCTACCAGCCCCCCGCACCGTTGCGTCAACAGGAAAGAGGCACCAACCCTGGACGCAAATCAAACTCTTAACACCGTGACTGCCTTGCCTAACCTTGACGTGCCTTGGCACACCAAACCTTGCCGCACCGGACCCGGACGGACCTGGCCGTGACTGCCTCGCCCTGCCGAGCCGAGCCTAGCCAAAACTCGCCAAAACAAGCCGCACCAGAACTCGCCATTCCACGACTGCCTCGCCATACCGAACCAGACCCAGCCCTACAATGCCCGACCTTGACTGGCCTTGACTGCCTTGCCACATCCCACCTCGCCCCACCGGACCGTGCCATACATCGCCCCGCCGAGCACCGCCACACCGCGCATCGACTGCCTCACCAAGCCATAACAGACCCGACCAAACCTGACCCCGCACTGCCAAGACGTGCCCGTCCTCGACTGCCTTGCCGTGACGCGCCCCAAATCGCCGTGCCCGGACCCGACTTGCCACACCTCGCTCCGTCAAAACCATTACAGCGGCAGCTGTGCCGCTTCCTCCAGACGGTTGCGTAAACGCACAACGCGCCTCTGCAAATCTTGCGCGGTTTCACCCCGTTCTTCGCTTTGGGACATGGCAATCAAACCGTTTAATGTGGTTTCATATTCGCCAAAACGCTGGGCCATGTCGGTCAAAACCGCTTCCCACTTGTCAATATCCTTGACGACAACCCGAATGTCTTCGTATTGCCGATCCGGCCCCATCTTGACTGAAACAAAACGCGATGTCTTTTGACCTTCGGGGGTGACGATTTTCACCCCGCGAATCAAGTGACGCGCTTGCTGCATACGGTGTGCGTGGCCCGCGACTCCGTCGTCCCATTCGAAGTGATCGTGTAAGACATGCTCCGGGTCCGTCGCCGTATGCACGACGACCTCCGGGGTGAGCGGTTGGCCCTGGGCAATATCGCCCAGAGCCGCCGCAATTTTGCTTTCCCGTGCCATCAGGCAGCCTTTTTGACTTCCGTCTCAAGACCTGTTTCAAGCACGGTTTGCTCACCAACCGTGAACCGCCCAAACTGACCGTCCCTTTCGGGCCGCCAGTCACCGACACCAACCTGTGATCCGGCGCGTAAGAACAAATTCACCAGTTGCGAGCTGCTGATTAAGTCCTGGTCAAAGCTGATTTTCAGAGTGCAAGACCACTTCCGAAACTCTGGCCGATAACGCAAATCATTTGCGCCCTTGGCAAGCCGAACCGTGTCCGTGCGCATCACCGGTTCGCCTTCGCACTCGATACGAACACAGTCAACGCCCGTCATGTCACGGTCATCTGCCTCAACAAAGAACATCTGCCTCGCATCGGTCATGTTCACGCCATCGAGCAACTTGGCAGCGCGAATAGCGGACTTCTTGAACCCCGCACAGGGGAAGCCATACCCGCCGCCTTCCAGCTTGTAAAAGGCACCCTCGTATTCGGCCTTGGGGTTGCGGGCTTCCTTCGGCCCCTTCGCCACTTTGCCTTGGGTGTCTTCAATTTGCTTGCGTGACTTTTCACCGAAATGGTGGCAAATCAGTCCGCTTTTGCCGGTGACTTGCAAATGCAATTCACGGATATTCGGCGGTGCTATAATAATATTCGACATAACTTTGAACCTCCAAGTTCATTTGTTGGCAAGATCGCCAATTCTGCACCCGATTTATTCAGATACAGAACGCGCAACCCTATGTGATGTCCTCGCCGGATGGCTTGTAACGCACCAGATTCAAGGCCCAGACGAACGCCTCAAATTCACGTTCCAAATCCTTGTACTGAGTAACTCTTAACTTCCCGGTTTCCCGCTCTACCTCCATCAGAATAAAACTATCGACCTGGATGTTTTCCAGGCGTAACGCCATGCAATATGCGGCTCCCTGCCCGACATGACCCGCTTTCGGCGGGTACTTGAAATTGGTTACGCCCTTGAAGTCCAACACGGCGGTCGTGTCGTCGTTCAGCTCGCAAAACAGGTCTAACTTACCGGCGTACTCAAAATCCGGGTGATACACCAGTCGTTCAGTTGAGATCGGGCGCTTTACATGGGCGTCATACCAATCTCGCAGCGCCTCCGCTGACCTTCTGGCGGGCTGTTCTGTCGGCAGCTCTGGTTCCAGCCCCTGGGCATGGCGCTCCATGAAATCATGGAACGTAGTGCCTGCCCCGCCCGCTGAATCCCTGGCGCGGGTATGCGCCGAACAGGACTCCTTGACCCAATCCTCCATGTCCTGCTCATTCCAAAAGCTGACCTCCCAGTTGCCGCTTTCGGCGTAGCCGTTGTGAAAGTCCGCCAGAATAGACTCCCGGATCATCTTGGCCGACCACGCCGCCGGAACGCCGAACGGCAGCGGATAACCCTCCCCGCAGATGCCGCTGACGGTACGCTTCACCTTTCTAGAGTTCCAGTGATACTGGTGGCGACCCTCCGAAAACGTCAGCGTTCCGCCGTGGATTCTGGTGGATTCCATTGTCAGACCTCCCGCCAGAATTCGTAAACCGAAAGGCGGTTTTCGATCTCATCTGCCCAGATTTCGGTCGGTATGCCGCGCAATCTCAGGTTATTAAGCAGATCGCGAAACAATTCCCTGACCTGCTCCCGTTGCCGCAACTCGTGCATGTCGCTGGTTTGTTCCGCCTCTAAATCTGCACGAGAATCGTGATTATCAGTAGTGCCAGCGTTATCTCCCACATTAATTTCCTCCTGTTTCGGGGGAAAATACCCCTCAAATTCTGTCGGTGTGACTTGCTTTTCGTCACCAAATTTGACCTGGCCGGTCAGATCCATGTATGGAACCTTCATTTCAGCCTCCTGCTGCCACGTAGAAGAACAATATCAGCGCCATTATCAGGCAAAACAACACTGTTTCCGTTAGAAATTTCGTCATGATTCACTCCCTGTTTTCGCAAATATGCGCGTATTTTTGACAACCACATCCGCCGCATAGCCGGACACCCGGCGGCCTCATGCGCCCGCCACAGCCGATCTTGAACGAACACGCACCAATCAGTCATCGGCGGAATCCAATAGCTGCTGCGCCTTCAAATCATCGAGCGCTTGTGACACCGCCGCCGGATGCCAGCCCAAATCCTCCAAACCCTGGCACAGCTGGTGGCCGTCGATATCCCCCACCAAAAACTGTTGGCGGAGCCGGTCGCCTGCCGCGTTGCGTTGGGCCGGTGTCATATCTGCCGCCCCTTTCGCAAGTGACGGGAAAAATTGTGAGGTATTAACGGGGTTTTCCCGACAATCTCTATTAGAATTGACTCCAGTTTGCGGGCGTCTTTCTTATGTTCTGTCGCGCCCCGCGCACCGAAATAATAT